TAATAAGAGGTTTCTGTATGCTCATTGGTAATCTATCAGTGGCAGAGCTTAGATCCATAGAAAAACAAGGTTTACCTTGTGATCTAGAAATTGGACCCAATTGATTAAATGTACCATCTACATCTCTTCTTCTATCTAGTATAGAAAAAAGAGCTTTGTGGAATGGATACATAATTCATTGAGTTCAAGGATCTACCATAGCGAAAACCCTCATCTTACCAGCGGCTTCCTGTTTTAGTCCCAATTTACCTATAAATTTACCTGGTCTTAATGGACCAGATAAATAAAACTTAGATAAACTCATACAGTATTCCAAAATTGAGATAAAAAGGTTTTGTTTATACAAAACCCAATTGGCTCATTTTTTGGCATATTCGATTCGTGGTCTAAGTCCTCAGTTCGATAAAGAACCAGGATTTACACCTAAAACATAACAAATATTTTCAAATAAAAGAAAATATCTATTTTGTGTACCGTATCGAATAGTTGCAAAGGTATTAAATGATGAATTTCATCGATTAACACCTACTACTTCAAAAAGTAACTTGAAATAATTCAAGTAATGTTTTGGCATAGTAGCAGCTGATCTCAAAAGAGAGATAATACTTGTAGAGGATATAGAAAGAGGTGAAGTTGAATCTTCATTTCAATCTCTTATCGAAGTTTGAGGAGAACTTGTTAGAATCGGGAATATTTTCATTCTCCCTTCTAAAAGAGTTCTTCCTCTTAGGTGTAACGGTATGAATCTGTTGATAAAGAAAGGAATAAATTTTATTACTTCCTGAACAACTTTTTCATTACCGCTAAAGGGACTAGTTATACTAGTTGTTTTAACTTCTGAAGTATAGATTATATCTCTGAAGAAAGAACAAATAGTTAACGACAATCGAATCGATCAGGGGAAACCCAATCGAATCATTCGTCGAATATAACTCGGGAAGAAGCAGGGGATACCGGATTTCGTCGTTTTTACTCTTGGGGTAGTTGTTAAAGTTTTATCTTTACCAATTACTTTTTGAGTTATAACGGATACTTGTTTAAAGTATTTAACGAAACCGATTTTCCCTTGACAATGCGCAATGCGAGACATTTTATTTAGCATCAATTTGATGCTAGATAAAACTGTTGGAGTCAGACCACCTTTCATTGTTGGAAATAATCTAATGATTACTCCAACTAATGACTGACCCTTATTTCTAAGGATCATATCAAATAGAAAGGGATACGCGAAAGTATTTAGTCTGAACAAGCCAAATTTTTGTTGAAGTACACTTATGTACTTCTGCATTGTTTGGGCCATTGTCTGTCTATCAACCAAGTAATCTTAAGATTACTTTGATGGTAGCAAGAACAAGAATCCCCGATGAAACTGATAATACAGTTCATCGGCCGATTCGAGTATCTTGAACTCAGTTTGGACTGAAGAATCAGATAACTGTAGCAATACTATATACGATAGAATCGTAGATAGTTTGTCCCGCTCTTCTAATAAATTCGAAGGAAATATTTTCTGATACTAAATCAGTAATATTTTCTCAAATATATATAGAAAAGGCAGGAACAGTCATCATTCAAAAGTCCATAAATTCTTTAATAAGGGTTAGATCCCAAAAAGAAAGAATATTACCAAGAGTGATTCCTTTAATAACTCAATAAAACAAGTTAAAAAAGGGACCTATCAAGGTAACTGAGATATAGGCAGGGATTCATCAGATTAGTTCATAATAATGAGAAATATCGGATCAAAGTCCGGTAATATCATGAATATGATTCATACTCACCATGAAAATTCATGATGAGCATACTAATACTGATGAGATGATTATCTTAGATCATCCAGTAACAGCATCTGGAGAAAGGAATTCTCGTAAAAGTACGTGAAGACCAACTCCAAAGATTGCTAGGGCGATTGAAGATGCTACTCATACAACACATACTCTGTAAAGAGATGTTCGTATAGATAGCAAGTTTCAAAAGCTTAGGGTTCTATTATACCCTACTGGAAGAAAAGATAATCTTCTAAGGCCGATGGCGATTTTTCTTAAAAGAAATCTCATCATT